AGAAATGTTAAAAGCTTTTTAAAGGAAAAGCTAAAGAATTTAAAATGCATTATTTCCTGGTTTCATCAGTCCAAGAATAAAAAAGCCCGTATTTTATCCAATAGCAGCAATGTTTTAGAAGACGTATTGATGCCGGAGGACTGGGAAAAAAGATGGCCGGAATTTGCTAAGGATATAAAAAGGTTTCAGGCTAAGGGGAGAAACGACCATGATGACTGTGCGGACGCATTAACAGGAGTGGCAGAAATACTGATTGGTGACGTAAAGTGCGGATCAAGAATAAGCGTACTGAAAAGGAGAAAATGATGGAGGTAAAGGAATTTAAAAAGCTGCTTGAAAAGTATGAGAATACAAGGGAAAGACGGGAGTTCTTAAAAAACTGCAAACAGGGTGAGAAGTACTTTGATAATGAAAATGATATAAAAAGAAAGCCTGTCCTCCTAAAAAATGATAATCCGTTAAAGACTGCAGACAATCGAATAAGCCATTATTGGCATGGGATTTTGGTGCTGCAGAAAATTGGTTATCTTTTCGGAAAAGAGCCTGCAATCGATGTGAAAGATAAGAAGCTTAATCAAGAAATTACCAAAATTCTCGGCGATGAATGGGGAAAAACACTGAATGAACTAGTAAAAGATGCAGCAAACAAAGCCATAGGCTGGCTTCATGTTTGGCTAGAAAATGGTGTCTTTCAATATGGTGTAGTTCCTCCGGAAGAAATCATACCCATCTACTCCGCCGATCTAAAAAAGCGATTAACGGCTGTAATAAGGAAATACAGAACCACTGACCAAAATGGTAATACCTATATAAAATATGAATATTGGGATAGTGAAGAATGCACATACTTTATAGGCAGAGGCAGTATTGTAAACGAGCTTAACTGCATAGATGCAAAAGAGGAAGAGGTGTCCAAGTGCAGCTTTAAACATAACTTCGGCCAGGTGCCGTTTGTGTATTTTAATAATAACAGCATCGGGAAAAATGACCTTTTTATGTATAAAGATTTAGTTGATCAATTCGATTCAAAAACTTCCGGATTTGCCAACGATATTGATGATGTACAGGAGATTATCTTTGTCCTTGCAGGGTATGGAGGAGAAGACCTTGAGGAGTTTATGGGGGACTTAAAAACCTTTAAAGCCGTTAAGACGGATGACAAGGGCGATGTAAGAACCATCAAAGCGGAAATTCCGGTGGAGGCAGATGATTGCAAGAAAGCCATTTTCTTATTTGGTATGGGTGTTAATCCGGATAAAGAGAGCCTTGGAGACAGCAGTGGGGTTGCCTTAAAGTTTTTATACAGCCTGCTGGAGCTGAAGGCTTCTGCTACAAGAACTGAATTCGACTGTTCTATCAAGGTGCTGATTCGAATGATACTTGAATTTCTTGGCAAGGAAGCTGGACAAGATATCAGTATTACTTATTATAAGAATATGATTACCAATGACAAGGAGGTCGTGGAAATTCTGAGTAAGTCCGATGGAGTTATCAGCAGCAAAACCCAAACTAAAAATCATCCATATACAGAAAATCTGGAAGAGGAGCTGCTTCAGCTTGAAGAAGGAGAAGAAAGTTCTGGCGATTATAATTTTGGAGTAGGAGCAGATGAGTAATTATTGGCAGGAAAGAGCAGAGCAGAGGCTTTTATCTGCAGAGGAAAAGGCTCTGAGGCTTGAGAAGAAATTAAAACAGAGGTTCCAGCAGGTCTATAAGAACCTGGAAGCTGAATTTGCAAAGATATATTTCCAGTTTGCCGATGAAAGTGGTCTTGATTACGGCAATGTGAAGAAAAAGCTGACAGCAAAAGAAAAGGAGCAGTTTCGTAGAGATTTAGAGTATTACATTCAGAATGCCAAGAATGAAGAAAATAAGAAAAGGCTGACGGAGCTGTACAAAGGGGTAACTACAAGGCTTGAAGCAAAAAAAGCCAGCATCCAAGCTGAAGTACAAAGCCTGTATTTACAATATTTGGATACGGAGCTGCAGCTTACTCTTGGGGACGTCCTGGATGAAGGCTATTACCGAACCATCTTTGACCTGCAGCAGCATATGGGCTTCGGGATGTCTTTCACAACGCTTTCCCCTCATGTTTTAACCTCTTTACTGGACTATCCGTGGAGCGGTAAAAATTACAGTGAGAAAATATGGGGACATGTGAGAGGCTTCAGCAGCAAGATAGAGGACGTACTAACGGTTGGAATCATACAAGGAAAATCCAATCAGAAAATGGCAAGAGAGCTGACAAAGGCTTGTGAAGTGGAGTACAAAAGAGCCATTGCCCTGATTCGAACTGAAACAAACTTTATTGCTAATGAAGCGACAAGCAGAGCTTATGAAGAATTAAAGGTTTTACGGTATAGATATCTTGCAACATTGGACTTAAAAACCAGTCAACTCTGCCGGGAGCTTGATAGGAAGGTATTTGAAATGGCAAAGAAGCAGGTGGGAGTCAACTATCCGCCTATGCATACCCACTGCAGATCCACTACGGTACCGGAGCTTGATGAAGAGATACAAGGAACCCGTATCGCCAGAAAATCAGATGGCAGCACTTATAAGGTGGAGCGTAATATGTCCTATAACAAGTGGTATGCTGAGCATGTTGCCACGGATAAAAAAGAGCTGTTGGCAGAAAAGAAAATAAAAAACCGGAGCAGAGATAAAGAGCAATATATAAGATATAAAGAAGCCTTTGTTGATGAGCCAAAGTCCTTCGAGGCATTCTTAGACATAAAATACAGCGAAGATAGACAGAAGGAATATAAGGAGCTGAAACGGAATTACAGAGCTTATAGTTACATAGGCAAAAAGAAATAAAGTTATGTTTTAAGGGACACCTGAAGGTGTCTTTTATAATACAAAAAAACAAGTAAAGAAAGGAATGGAGAAAATGGCAAGATTACTGGAAGCCCTGAAAGCGCAGGGTGTGGAAATTACAGAAGCTGTGGAAGCAGAAATACTAAAGGAATTTACAGAAAAGAAAGACCTGGATGCAGTGGGAGCGGAGGTAAAAGACCTGAAGCAGCAGCTTGAAAAAAGGGACTTAGATATTGAGGAACTGAAAAAGACTAAGCCGGAAGATTTAACAGAAACTCTGAAGACATTACAACATGAATATGAAACAGCAAAAACCGATTATGAAGAAAAGATTAAAAATACTAAACTGGAAGGTGAATTGAAGGTGGAGCTGATGAAAGCAGGACCGAAAGACGTTGACATTTTGACAGGTCTTGTTGATAAAAGCATGCTGAAAATGGACAAAGAGGGGAAAATTTCCGGGCTTTCTGAGCAGCTGGAAAAACTCAAAGCCGACAAAGCATTTTTGTTTGAAGATGCTGCAGGAAAAGAAAACAAGCCGGGATATGAATATAAGCCGGATAAGGGCAGTGTAGCAGAAGTTAATACAGGAAGCCTTGGCGATGCCATAGCAGAACGCATGGGGCTGGAATAGAAAGGAATAGGTGAAAATTATGGCAGTAACATTATTAGATGCAAAGAATTTTACACAAGATCATCTGGATCAGAAAGTAATTGATGAATTCAGGAAAGATGCATTATTTGATTTGATGCAGTTTGATGATACCGTAACGGCAAATGGGGGAGGGTCTTTAGCGTATACCTATAACAGAGTGACTACTCTTCCTACAGCAGCTTTCAGAGCACTTAACACAGAGTATACACCACAAGAAGCAAAGACTACTCAGTATACTTCTAATCTGAGACCATTCGGCGGTTCTTTTAACGTGGACAGAGTTTTGCAAAATCATGTAAAGGGAATAAAAACACAGATTGGTTTTCAATTGGAACAGAAGATTAAGGCTACCAAAGCGGTATTCGTAGATACCTTTATAAATGGAGATACGGCGGTGGAGGCCAATGGGTTTGATGGTCTTGATAAAGCCATAACCGGAAGCAGCACCGATCGGGTACCAGAGGATGCCATAGACCTTTCATCAGCAGAGATGATCGCTGCAAATGGCACCAAATTTATGTATGAGTTGGATCAGATGCTGGCAGAGCTGGACGGAGAACCAACATTGATTATGGTTAATAGATACCTGCTTGCAGTAATGAACACAATAGCTAGAAAAAGCGGAAGCTTTTCCACTGGAGATTTAGATGCATTTGGAAAACAGGTTACAAAGTATGGCTCTATAACCCTTTATCCGGTAGGGGATAGACCGGGAACCTCTACGCCGATTATTCCTGTCAACGCAACAACTAGGTTGACGTCACTTTTTGCCGTTAGAATTGGGCTTGATGGTGCCCATGCATTATCCCCGGATGGAACCAATAACATTAATACTTATCTGCCTGATTTAACGAGACCGGGCGCAGTAAAGACCGGAGAAGTGGAAATGGTATCCTCTATGGCACTAAAATCCACAAAGGCAGCCGGGAAGCTTTCCAAGATTAAGATTTAGGAGGAAATGTAGATGAAATATAAGATTACTGCTCCTAACCGGGCATATACAGGAGAATCAGGCGGGGTAGCCTTTTCAAAGGGCATCGGTTATGCCGATGAGAGCAATAGACTGGATTGGTTCCGGGAAAAAGGTTATGGCGTAGAGCTGCTGCCAGAGCAACCTTTTGCAGTGGCTGGAGCGAACTTAGGGCAAGTCGGCGAAGACTTTATAACCATAACGGACAAAGTGGCTATAGATCAAACTCTTGCTGATAGTGCCGACTCCGTTGAAAGTACTATTAAGGCAATTAAAGCAATGAAGGTAAGTCAATTATCCGATGTTGCAGAGGAGCTGGGAGTGGATATTAGTAACTGTAAAAATGCGGAAGAAAAGAAAGAAACCATTATAAATTATATTCTGGATAAAGAAGAGACACCGAAAGAAAGTGCTGATGAAGAGGCAAAGGAAGGAAGTTTAACAGGAGCTGATGAGGCATGAGCCTAGAAGAAATTATAAGGATGAAGTTAGGGCTGGAGGAATTGACACCTGAAGCTCGCCTTTATAGTGAAGAGGTTAAAATGAAGGTAAGGCTTTTTTGCAATCTGCCCGATGAAGAGGAGATAAAGCCAAGCTTAGCGTTTACTATGGCCAATATGGTTGTAGACCTTATAAACAAAGATAAAGCCGAAACAGAACCTGACGACAAACTTAAATCTATAGATATGGGTGATACCAGTTATACCTTTGACACTGCCAATAAGTTTGGAAGAATAGACAATCTCCTTCGTGATTACGAAGGAGATTTACTGAAATATAGGAGAATCCGAAAATGAATTTAAAGAACTTAAATGAAAAGCATATGTACCGACATAAAGTAAGCCTATATCGGGAAGCCGCTGAAAAGCAAGAGGATCTTTCTGTAAGTAAAAAACTGACGATTATTGCAACGGATATACCTTGTCTTATTTCTCCAAAGAAGCCGGATGCACCAACTGCATCCGGCCATATAAACGGTATATCAGAAGAATTTAAACTGTTTGCAAATCCAGAGAACGATATCCTTGCAGGAGATGTGGTGGAATGGGAAGGCAGGCAGTACATCGCAGGGGAGCCGTTTCAATATCCGTATCACCTGGAGGTTATAATTGTGCGTAAGGATTTAGCATGAATGGCGGATGTGATTATAGAGATTTGATAAAACTTAGAAATCAAATCGGTGCTATGGATCGGGATTTTAGGAAATGGCTGGATAGTTTTCTGGTGCAGCAGGCCCTGATTGTATTAGCTAATACAAAAGGCAATACCCCGGTAGATACCGGATACCTTCGGGAAAACTGGTTTATTGGGAATATAAAGCGCATTGGTGACAGAGTTGAGATATACATTACAAACGATGTGGAATATGCAAGTTATGTAGAATGTGGACATATGAACAGAAATCGCAGCGACTGGGTGGATGGCTTTTTTATGTGTACCATAGCAATTCAGGATATCCAACGAAAAATGCCAGCTAAGTTTAATAGGGAATTTGCTAAATGGGTTAAAAGTC